CGATCACGGACCCGGCCCAAGGCATCACAACGCCCTGGAAATCCGCGCCGCCGACACTCGCGCCAGCATCCATGCCCCAGGCCGCCGCGCTCTGACTGGCGGCTACGTCGGGATCGAAGAAGTTAAACGCCATCGTGCGGACTTCATCCTGCCCGGCGAAACTCGTGACGGTATTCGCCGTTAACCCGCCAGTTAGAGTGCTGGTTCCCGTGACCGCAAGCGTACCCGTAGCCACGACGTTGTTGTTGACTGTCAACACGCCGTCAGCGGTAACCGCGCCCAGCGTTGTGATCGCTCTGCCCGAGCCCAAGACAACCGCTTTGCTCGCAGCCGCCGTCCCCGCCGTGACGCCGCTCAGAAAGTTGAACTGCGCCGCCGTAGGAGTAATTGCCGTTCCCGCGATCTTCAGAGATCCGCCAGACTCCACGTCCAGGTCGCCGCCGCTCACAACATCGAGGCTCCCGCCGATAACCGTTCGCGCGCCCCCTTGCTCGATATAGTTCGAGGTCGCGTACTGTGCAAAGGCGAGCGCGCTGACAATCAAAACACCGCCCGCCAGAATGAGAAGCTTCCACCGTTTCATTTCCAACCTCCTTCGTTACCGGATCTTTGGCGGTCTTCCCGGACCGCGCTTGACTGCTCGCTCCGAAGGCCCGGCTTCCGTCGTCTCGACAACCGGCGTCGCCGCCTCACTGATCGCAACGGCATAGTGGCCCGCAATCAACTCCTGTGCCTCACTCTCCGGCACGTCGACAATATCGCCCGGCCTTCGCACCCATAGCGGACCAGCCGCCAGGGTTAAGATGCGCACTTTCATTATGCGCCTCACTTTCTGGCGGGGGCGGCAGCCGTTATACACAGCCGCCAACCCCGGCCAAGTTATTCACCCGCCATCAGATTAGGCGGTGCCCTCAATCGGGCTCACGTGCAACTCGCCGATCACCGTGTCCGTCACGACGTTGGCAACCGTTGCGCCCTCGGGCTTGATCCGGCCACAATACTGAATGGCGTAGATTTCGCCACAGGCTGAAGACGCCGTCCGCGTGACATACAGTCGGACGAACCGCTCTAACGGCTTGTAGATGTCAAGCCACACGGCTTCATTGTTGGCCGTCGGCGTGACCTTCGTTCCCAACAGATCAGCGGCGCTACCCATGCCCGTCACGGTGTCCTGCTGGGCCTTGACGTAGTTGCCCGCATTGGCGACCGCAAGGGTCGTCAGAAAAACCACGCCGTCATAGCCGAGCATGTCAACTTCGGCGGAGTCGATGGCGCTTGTACCGGCGGCTGTATAAACCTCGATCAGCCGGATTTTCACGTTTTGCGACAGATTCATTTTAGTTAACCTCCTTGAATTCCTTTCCTTCGCGACCGCTGGGGTTTACGCCGCCGCGATTTTGATGCGGACGAACGCCTCGGCCAGCACCGGCGCGGCGTCAGCGGCCATGTCATCGAAAAGTAGGCCGACTTGACCCGTCAGCGAGTACAGCTCGGCGAGTCGCTGGACCGTGCCGCTTACGGCATCCGCGATCCAGTAGAAGGAATAGTCGCCGTACATGCCCGCGTACAGGCCGTTGGTGTAGGTCTTCGGGACCTTGTCGCCTGTCACGTAAGGTTTGCCCAGAATGACGTTCGGCGTCCCTGCCGACAGACCCGGCTGCCACAGATACTGGCCCATGCCGTCCTTCAGCTTGCGGATCGCCGTGATAGCATCGCGATGGAAGAGCCACCGCGCGGCGCCTTGATACGCGTCCTTCAGCGTGCCCTGAATCGTGATCAGGCCGTCCGCCGTGAACCCGGTTGCATTGCCGGTCACTACGTCGCGCGCCGTGCCGATGCCGTCATCCGAAGCCGTGAAGAGGCCGAGAGGCCCGCTTGCGCCGCCGCCAGTCATGTAGGCCGACTCAAGACCCGCCGCCAGGGCATAAGCGACTCGCGCCGTCACGAAGCCCTCAACGTCAATTCGAGAACTCCGAAGCAGCGCCTTCGAGATTTTGATCAGTTTCCGCTTCAGGTCGCGGGGCCGCAGCTCACGCTTGCCAAAGGCCAGGCCGGTGTCTTCGGCGGCTGAAGTCAATTCGCCAGCCGTGCCGAACTCGAACGCTGTTATATCCCCGTCCAACCGGGCAATGCCCAGCGTCTCGTTTCGTGCAACCTGATAGACGGTGGCGAGTTGACGGATGATCAGGCTGTCATCGACGTTCTTCAGAATGCCCTGAATCAGGCGCTCTGAAGCCGCGAAGAAACCGCCGCCCGTGTCCAGATCGGCCTGCAAGGTCGCCCTTTGTTCCTTCTCGATCAGGCCGTTAGTCCGCCCCGTTCGCAAGAAACTGACAAAGGCGTCCGCATACTCTGGAGTCGCGGTCGGCCCGCTCACCCGCGTTTCCGCCTTGCCCTTCTGCGTCGAGTCGATGTTACGCTCCGCTTGCGGCCCCTCTGCCGGTTCCGTGAATCCCGCGTCAGCCAGCCCCTGCCGCTCGTGCCGTTGCGCCTGAGCGATCTTCTGCTCGGCGTCCGCGTGGAGCGCGTCAAAGCGCGTTTCCTCTTCTGAGGTCAGCGCGCGCTTCTCCTCGTCTGCTTTCTCCAGAACCGAACGCGCCTCTGTTACGAGACGGCCCGCTTCGGTTCTGAGTTCCAACGTGCTTGTCCTGCTCATCGTGCAGCCCTCCTATTCGGAGCGCGCCGCAAGTCGCAGCGTCAACTCCGCGAGTTTTTGCCTCCGCCGTAACAGTGCGAGCAATCCCGCCGAGTGGACCAAGGGGTCCGGCTCGCCGTTCATCGCCAGCAGCGTATTGACGCCTTCCGCGCCGCCGCCCGCCCCGGCTGAAGAGTGGCCGTCTCCGGTCGGCTCTTCAGTGGTTTCGCGCAACCGCACCTCAAGCGCCAAGGCTTCGTGCGCCTGTATTACAGCCCGCGCTTCCGCTTCCGTTACTTCGTAAGCCGGAAATGTCACGGGCGATATTTCCCAAAGTCGCAACTCTTGAAGCTCTCTCAGATCGAGAGCGTCTTTCTCTTGCGTCCATTTCTGTTTGATAACGTCAAAGGCAAAGGACGCGCCCTTCACGTCGCCGCGTTCGACTGATACCCAGGCGTCGCGCCCCCAACTCGTATCAGGCAGAATCACGTCGAAGCGCAGACCGTGACCGTCTTCCTCAAGTTCTAGCGTGCGCATACTCTTCCGCCCGAGAGGCTGTCCCGTGTCGTGATTCCAGAGCGCAACGGCGTCGTGTTCTGTCAGGGTCTTGCGAAACGCGCCGGGGCGAATGATTTCCCGATACCAACCCCCAATAGATGTTTCCGCGTCGAACACAGCGGCGTAACCAACGATCCGCCGCGTCGCGTCGCGCTCTTCAACGCGCAACTCCGTGGCCGGAAAGACGCGCAAGAACTCCACCTTTTCTCTGCTGGCCATCTCGTTACTCTCCTTCGTCCTCTTCCGGCTCCGGCTTGGGTTCCGGTTCCGGTACGGGCTCTGGTTCCGGCTCGGGTTCCGGTTCTTCCAGCGCGGCCTCGGCCTTGGCCAAGACCTGAGACGCCGGAACCATATTCAGCGGGACCATGTACAGATCGCCTTCCGGCCCCAGGGGATTCATGTTCTCATATTCGCGGATCTCATTCGCGCTTAGCGCCCCCATATTGAAAAGGGCGCGATAGAAGTTGGCTCGCGACTGCGCGTCGCCCCGGAGCAAGCCCTCGACAAGGAACTCCGCGAAGTATTCGTCTTGCTCTGCCGGCAGGATCAGATCCTTTTTGATCCGTTGCTCCCAGCGCACAAGCCACGGCTGCAAAGTGAACTTGACGAACTCAAGGCTTTGGTGTTCGATGTTGGTGAAGGTCGCCCGTGACAACTCGGCCATGAGATGAGGCTGGGTGCCGAAGATTCGGCTGGCCTCTTGAATCTGAAACGTGCGCCCCTCGATCAACTGAGAGTCCTCATTCGAGACGCCGACCTGTTTGAACTGCATACCGTCTTCGAGGATGCCGACACGCCAAGCGTTATCGAGACCCGAATATGTCCCTTCCCAAGATTGCCGAAGTCGGGCGACCGTCTCATCATCGAGGACCGATGGCGTTTCCAGGACGCCCTTCGGCGCGGCGGCATTAGCGAAATACTTGGCCTGAAATCGTTCTTGCGCCAGCCCTGTGGCGATGGCGTCTCGGCATAGTTCCGTCCGGCACAACCCGACCAAACCATAAGTAGAGAAGCCCTTCAGGTGAAATATCTGATCCGTTTCGCTCAATCTTATACCAGAGGTCTTCGCCCTTCCGTTCAAGCCAAACCTTATCCGAGCGCAGGGGCCAAAGTTCAATCGGCTGGCCATATTCGTTGCGGACGATTTCCGCGTAAGCGTTTCCTCGGACGAGGATGGACGCCTGCATCATCTCGCGGAACTCAATCGCGGTTATCTCGGGATTCGGGAAGTCATGGAGCAGACGATAGAGCAGATGCTTCGGCGCGCGCTCTTTCTCCCGTCCATTGCCAACGCGCTGGTAGACGGGAAGGGGCAGCATGGCAAGGCCGGTCGAAATACGCTCTACAGCGGCCAACACAGCCGTCGAACTCAGCGCCGTCTCGGGAGTCAACTCAATACCTGGGGTCGTCTCTGTGTTGCCCCCAAGC